CCCGATACCGCCAAGGTCATTGAGGGCATGATCCGGCATATAGAGTACGCCTCGAAAGCCGATCAGATCTACGAGACTGCGCTCGAGCAATCCACCAAAGGCGGGTTCGGCTACTTCAAGGTTTCTACGAGGTATTGCGGCAATAAAACCTTCGATCAGGAGATCCGCATCGAGCGGATTAAGAATCAGTTCAATGTGCTCTGCGATCCCGATGCAAAAGAAGCGGACAAGAGCGACATGAAATGGGCTCTCGAAATCGAAACCTATACCCGCGACGAGTACAAGGCTGAGTTCGGGACCACCGAAATCGTATCGCTGAACTTTTTTGACGGCGGCCACAACCCGGTGGAAGGCTGGATCGAAAAGAACAACGTGCGCGTGGCCCGGTATTGGTACGTCGAGATCGAAACCAAGACCCTGGTAGCCACCATCGAGCCGCCGTCCTGGCAATTTCCACGCGGTCGCGTGGTCAACAAATATCTGGAAGATATTCCACCCGAGCTTCGTGGCTCGATCCAGTACATGATGGACGAGAATGGCGAGCGAGTAGAGCGCGAGGACCAGATTCGCCACGTCAAAATGTGCCGGATTAATGGCGTGGAAATCCTGGACCGCACCGAGTGGAAGGGCGCGTGGATTCCCATCCTCGCAACCCTGGGCGAGGAGATGTACATCGATGAGAAGCGGTATCTGTTCAGCCTGATCCGGTTCGCCCGCGACCCGCAGAAGCTGTACAACTTCTATCGCAGTTCGGAAGCCGAGACGGTCATGTTAGGGACGAAGGCGCCGTGGATCGGGGTTAAAGGCTCATTCAAGGATACGCGCTGGGCGACAGCAAACACCGTGCCCTGGGCGTACCTCGAGTACGAACCGCTCGATATCGCTGGCAACCAAGTCCCGATGCCGACGCGCAACGTGTTTGAGCCGCCGATCCAGGCGCTGACGATCGGCGCCGCGCAAGCCAGCGACGATATCAAAGCGACGACCAACGTCTACGACGCCAGCCTGGGCGCGCAGTCCAACGAGACATCAGGAATCGCGCTCCAGCGCCGCCAGGGGCAGATGGAGTTGTCCAATTTCCACTTCGTTGACAACTTGAACAGGGCGATTTTGCAGTGCGGCGTCATCCTCTGCGACCTCATCCCAAAGATTTACGACACGCCGCGGGAAGTGCGGATCCTCGGTGAGGACATGCAAGAGGAGATCGTCAAAGTTAACCAGAAATTCACTGACGATTATGGCGCAGAGAAATGTTACGACCTCGCCAACGGCAAGTACGATGTGCGGATGAAGATCGGGCCGTCTTTCAAAACGCAGCGCGAGGAAACGGCGTCCCAGTTGGTGCAACTCTCCCAGAATTTCCCGCAACTGCTCCAGGTAGCGGGCGATATCGTGTTTGAAAATCTAAATTTCCCAGGCTCTGAGCAGATAGCCGCACGGCTTCGCCGTTCCATGCCGCCCGCACTGACCGATGACGGCACAAAGAAGCCGCAGGAGCTATTGGCGCAGCAGAACCAGCAGCAGGCCCAGCAGATCGAGCAGATGACCCAGGCGCTGAATAAACTCTCGGACGACGTGCGCGCCAAGCGCATCGAATCGGAATCGCAGCAGCAGATCGAGCAGATGAAGATCGAGAGCAGCGACCGCCAGGCCGCGATAAGGGCGCAGGTTGACCTGGTGAAGCTCGAGGCGAGCCTGACCTCTGCCGAGGATATCCAGATACTGCGCAGCCAGGTGGCCCTGCTACAGGCCCAGGTGGCCGCTATGGCGTCAGGCGCCGCGGCCGAGGCGGCAGAGCGCCCGGAACCCGGCGAAGGCATGGCGGGGCCAGGAATGGCCCCAATGGGCGGCCCGGCCGCCATGCCGCCCGCTGCTCCGCAGCCGGGAATGATGTGACCTATGGAAGCCTGTTCACCGGGATCGGCGGGCTAGATTTGGGTCTCGACCGTGCGGGTTTGACCTGCCGGTGGCAGGTCGAGAACGAACCGTATGCGGGCAAGGTTCTCGAAAAGCACTGGCCCGGCGTAAAACGATATGGCGACATTACCGCGGTCAACGGACGCGAACTGGAACCCGTGGACCTCATCTGCGGAGGGTTCCCCTGCCAGGATCTCTCGCAAGCAGGAAAGCGTATCGGTATCGAGGGAACTCGCAGCGGCCTTTGGTTTGAATACGCCCGTATTGTTGGGCTGGTTAGACCTCTCTACGTGCTCATTGAGAACGTACCAGGGCTCCTTGTTCCAGGAGCAATGCGACGAGTGGTCGGAGAGTTGGCCCGACTCGGGTATGTGGGATGCTACCGAAGTCTACGAGCTTCAGAGTTCGGAGCCTCCCATTTGCGGAAGCGAGTGTTCATTGTGGCCTACCGCGCAGACGACGGACGCAGCCAGCGCGGCGAGGCATACCACGTCAACGGGTGTGATGCATCCGGGTACGACGTTAACGGACGCGATCCGCATGTGGCCCACGGCACGGCAGGAGGACTCGGAATCCTGCGGGAACCATCCGGGTGCAACGGACTCCCTGACGGGAGCAACCAGGAACTGGCCTTCACCGAGGACGTTGACCGGCGGCGGGGAATCGATGGAGCGGAAGCAGGAACTGGGCCGATCTCGCCAGGTCTACCGTTTGCTCCCGGCCCCAGTGATCCCCGATGGCCAGCAATCCTCCGAGAACGTCCAGACCTCGCGCCGGCGCTTGAATCCCAGGTTCGTGGAGTGGTTGATGGGGTTCCCGGTTGGCTGGACGGAGCTATGAGCAACCGCACCAAACGCCTGGGGCGTTTGGGCAACGCCGTTGTTCCGCAAATCGCGGAATGGATCGGCCACCGGATTATCGAGTTTGATTTATGGCAGACGAAGTAAACGAGCAAGGGACGGAAGCATCCACAGAAGGCGCGGCCCCGACAGACTTTCGGGAGTATGCCAAGTGGCGTGCGACCGGTGAATTGCCCGACAAACAGGAAGAAACACAATCCGCGGCCGCGCCATCGGCGCCGGCCAAAACTGAACCGGACTCGGAAACGGACCCTCAGGAAGCAGAGGACGACGACGAAGCTGATAAACACGAAGACGGCGACAACCAACCCGCCCGCGGTAAGGGCGGGTCACGGGCGCGCCGTATCGACCGGCTGACACGCGAAAACGAGGAGTTGAAGCGGCAACTGGCCGGCGCGCAGGCGCCGCCAAAGCCGCAGGATAAGCCCTCGGAACCCGCGGCGGCCGGCGAGCCGAAACTCGAGAATTTCCCGACACTCGAGGCTTACCAGAAAGCTCTGACCAAGTGGGTTATCGCGGAAGATGCCCGCGACCGCAAAGAGGCGGAAGCGAAAGCCGCGACAGACGCAGCCATTCGGAAAGAGCAGGAGACGTGGCAATCCAAAGAGAAAGCGGCACGCAAGGCGCACTCGGACTACGACGACCTGATCGACACGGTGACGATCCCGGCAGGGCCGGGAGTGCTCGCCGCTCGCCAGGCCATGCTCGAGGACGAGAACGGCGCCGAGATGCTGTACTTTTTGGCGCGCCACCCCGCGGAACTCGAGCGCATTGCCGGCCTCACGCCGGCGAGCGCAGTCCTGGCAATCGGCAAATTATCAGCAACGTTGACCCCTACTGCAACTGACAACGGTAAACCTCGGATAACGGGCGCACCCAAACCGCCGCCCCCGAGTGGAAGGCCGACAAGGACCGTCTCCGATTCCGTAGACGATCCAGCAGTGCAGCGCGATTTCACAAGGTGGGCGAAGGCGAGGGAGGCGCAAATCAAGGGGCGATAAGTGCCGAATACGCTACTCACGCCGCAGATGATAACCAATGAGTTACTCCTGCGGTTCATAAATAACCTCGGTTTCTCCGGGGCAATCGAACACACCTGGGATGACAAATTCGCAGTATCCGGCGCCAAGATTGGCGACACGCTGCGCCTTCGTGATCCCGTCAATTTCACCGTTGGGAAAAATCCTGATATCACGAGTGCGATTCAGGACGTGATCGAGACCCAGAAGACCCTCACCCTCAACCAGCAGGCCGTTGTGGCGTTCCAGTTCAGTTCCGCGGAACTGACGCTCAGTATCGACCGTTTCAGCGACCGCTACCTGAAAAGCGCGGGCGTGGCCCTCGCCAACCAGGTGGACGTGGACGGTCTGACGATGGCCTACCAGTCCACCGGCAACCAGGTCGGTACGGCCGGCACGCCTATCACCACGCTCGACCCGTTCTGGCTCGCGGGCGAAACGCTCGACACTTTCAGTGCCCCGATGGACGGCAAACGCAACATCGTCATGTCCCCGCAATTGCAGACCGCTGCGCTGAAAGCCGCGCAAGGTCTGTTCCAGTCCAGCACCCAAATCAAATCGCAGTATGAGCGCGGACGCATGGGAACCATGGGCGGATTCGATTGGACGATGGATCAAAACGTGAGGACGCACACCGCCGGGCCGCTGGGCGGCGCGCCGCAGGTTGGCGCAGCCAGCCAGACGGGCCTCAACCTGGCAGTGACCGGCTTTACGGCGGCCGCGGCGCTGCGCCTGAAAAAGGGCGACACGTTCACACTCCCCACAGTCTACCCGGTCAACCGCGTATCGGGAGATGCCGGGACCGCATTGCAGAGATTCACGGTTACGGCAGACGTGAACTCGGCTGCGGATGGATCGGCCACTATCCCGATCTACCCGCCGATCACGCCCACCGGCGCCTCGCGCACGGTCACCAATTCGCCCGCGGCCGGCGCGCCGCTGACCATCACCTCGGGAACCGCGGGCCAGACCTCTTCAGAGAGCCTCGCGTTCCACGAGAGTGCATTTGTCATCGGTATGGCCCCGCTGCAGGTTCCGGCCGGCGTGCATTTCTCCGCAAGCCAGCAGGATCCCGACACGGGATGCGCGGTTCGCATCGTATCCGATTACATCGTGACAACCGATAAGTTCGTGACACGTTGCGATGTCTTGTATGGCCACGCTGCGCAGCGTCCAGAGTGGGCTGTCCGCATCGTCCAGTAGGAGGTGTCTGATGTACGAAGAAAGAGTAGAGACAGACGCGGAGAAAGACGCAGAAGCGAGAGCCGCAGAAGCGAAAGCCGCGGAGTTGGAAGCCAACGAGATCAGAGCCGCGGAGATGACAAAAGCCGCGGCCGCGAGACGCGCGAAGTGGACCAGGGCGCACACCAAAGGCGCGGAACCCACAGAAGCAGAGTTGCTGTCCGCGGACACCTGGCCGAAGATCTTCGGCAATATCAACGTGCCGCCGATCATCGTCTACGGCCCAGAGGAAGCCGAGCAGCTCGGCAGCGCATGGGTCGAGGTGGACCTGGCAGGACATGGATACACGCTAACGCCCGCGCCATAAACCGCTATGCCATCGACCGATTACCCGCGGATGATGTTTCACCGCAGCAAGCAGCCGGTGACCGTGCAGTCGCGGGACCAGGAGGACGCTCTTGGCCCGGAGTGGTCCCGCAGGATCTGGCTCGACCCGCCACCGGTCGAGCCGGAACCTGCGACCGCTCCGCAACCAGAACCGGCCCGTGGGGCGGTTGATTACGCCGCCCCCAAGCCGGAACCGGAACCCGCGCCGCCCTCTCCCTCAGTACTGCCTCGTAGGCGGGCGGCGCGGGTTCCCAAAGCAGTGCCGAAACCAGTGATTAAACCGCGGAGAGGACGATAAACATGTTTACGCAGGGCGAAGTCGAACGCGACGTGACGAGATGGCTTCAGGCTAACCCGATGGAAGCGGAACCGGATGCCTATCCAAAGCTAATGTTCAATGTTAACCTTCCGCCGGTACTGGTACGAGACGCGGCGCAGGAAGCCGCTATGGGCAAGGCGTACCGCCCGCTGAATATCGCCGTGCCAGACGTGCCGGCGGTCGAGTTGACGCCAACCAGTGCCGCGGTCGATGCCGTGGGCGGAACCGGAACCTTCCTGGTCACCATCACCGGGCCGGGCGTAAGCGGCACATGGCTGGCTACGAAGGACTCGACCGCGGACTGGCTGTTGTTCTCACCGGACACGGAGCAGGGTTCTGACGGCGACGTGACGTACACCGCGGCCGCCAATCTCGACGTCGAGCGCGTGGCCCATGTCTATGTGAACGGGAAAACCTTCACCATCACGCAAGCCGCCGGCGTGTAACGGGCGCAGGGGGATAGATGCCTACAGTTAGTGAACTGATCCACTCTTCCATGCGCCTGATAGGCGCCATTGCGGCCGCTGAAACCCTCGAAACGAACGAACTGAACGACGCACTGGTGACGCTGCAACAGTTGGTTTCGAGTTGGAACACCGAGGGCGCCACGCTGGTGTCCCGCAAACGGCTCACGATGAACGTCTCGGCCACCAATGGCCCTTTCACGTTGTCAGAGAGGCCGGTCAGGATCGAGGCAGCCTCGGTTGCCTGCGGCGGCATCGACTCGCAACTGGAGATCGTGGATTCCGCCGGCTGGGAAGCCACGCCGGAAAAACTGGCGCAGACGGTCTATGTGCGGAAACTGTATTGCGATTATGCCGTCCCGTTCGCGGCAGTCTATATCGCGCCGATTCCGCGCCTGGGCGGGCAACTCGAGATGTGGATCTACGTCACCATGTCGCCGTTTTCCTCGCTCTCGCAGACAATCGAGCTGCCGTTCGGATACGAGATGGCTCTCCGCTATAACCTTGCGGTCGCGCTTCTGCCAGAGTACCCGCGATCAGACGTTGACCCGACCTTGTTGCAGCAAGCGCAAAACTACAAGGCGTCCATCGTGCAACTCAATGCACAGAACCATATGCGGTCGCAGGCGCCGGCAGTCGCACAGTAGCGTCCGATGGCAGACCCTACGCGGCGTGATCTACTGTTCGCGCCCGCACTGGCTTTAGGAAGTGAACTGATGACACCCACTTTCGGAAAGATTCGTTTCGGCGCTGCCAATGGCGTGGCGCCTCTGTCGATGGGGTTGCCGGCGGCATCTTATCCGGGCGCTATCGCGACCAATGCCCAGCTGACGGTGGCCGTGGACCGCTTGCAGACGCGCCTGGCCGTGCCATTAGCCGCTATCGACACCGTGATGCAGGTTCAATCGGGCGCGGGGATCGTGGCGTCCTGCCTGCTTACCATCGACAACGAGATCGTGCAGGTACTATCTGGCTCAGGCACCTCCTGGACGATCAGCCGCGGTTTCGACGGCACGACGCCGGCGCTGCACCTGGGGAGTTCCGTGGTCTCGGGATTTGTCGATGCGTGGCACCACAACGCACTGGTTGCCGAGGTCCAGGCAATCGAACAGGCGCTCGGGCCGAATTTGTCACACGTTCCCGCGATCTCGCAGATCGTGAGCACGGCTTTCATCTTTCCGCCTCAAACGCCAGGCGGAAATTTGATAGTAGGGAACAACGTCATTACCTTCTCGCCAGTACCTCAAGGAGTGAACGGAACCGACACGGGCCATTATCTGTACGTCTCGGGCGGAACCGGCACCGCCGAAGCCTGTCTGATCACGGGCGGTACGGCAGTCGCCGGCGCGCCCTCGGGAACCGTCATCATCAACTGCGCGAACCCGCACTCGGGCGCATGGGCGATTGCGACCGCGACTGCCGGCATTCAGGAGGCCCTGGTAGCAGTGGGGACGTCCGGAGGCGTCTGCAATATCCCCTCGGGTTCGTACACTTTGAATGGCCCGGTGAGCACGGTCGCGACTATCGGCAACCGTTCTGTTATCTCGGGATCGGATCGTTATGCGACCGTGCTGAATGTCTCCCCCTCTTTCCCGCTGAATGTCCAGGGAGTCTTCATTGCCCAGCCCACAGAACCTGGCCCAGTTCTGCAAACTTTCACGCTGCATTTTACGCAACCGGACACCAGCGTGTTTGCCAATCTTGTGCGTTATCCGCCCGCTATCTATGCTCGAAACACTCCACGCTTGGAAGTCAG